CTACAACGATTTACCCGTTGAATTGAAACGAAAAATAGCGTCCTATGTGACAGAGGACGTTGAAGATGAGAGGAGCCTACTGGAACTTTTCCAGTGTAGCTATACGAGACCTATTTGTATTTGGGCGGACCAGTGTACCGTCCACACGAGACCATATCCTTTGGTGGAAGTGGCTGTTCGGAGCTTTAATATGCCGGCGATTGAAATAATCTCCAGTGAGAATAGAAGCCCAATAGTCCTTGAAGCAGGAAGGTTCAATGAGTTTTGGAGAATAAGGAATTTGCATTTCCCGCGCTTGCGTCAAAGACACGTTGTTGACGTTACTTTGAGCACGCAAAACCCAGTTTTTATGATGGGTCGGGACCGAGGATCATTCATGCCATGTTTTTATCAACTACGCATGGAGAACCTCAAAAATTGGTTGGATTGTTCGGACTACTTCACTTTTGAGAAGCAGTTCAATCAGATCAAAAGAGTTTTTGATGTGAGAAATATCAACACCCTTCAATTGAAAGGTGCTTTATGGCTCATGATCATGACAGAACAAGTGGAAGCTCATTCGAGTGAGACTGATTTTGTCGAAAGACAAATGAACATGCTCGTTGGGCTGTATGAATTGACATTAGGCTTAACTGGTGTGTTGATTCGGTTCGTCACTACTCTTTATGAGTGCGTGTGGTCAATTCTTGATTATTTGAGTTTGAATTGGCTGCTCGCTATCTTTGATTTGACAGTCTACGCCGTGGTCATTTATTTGACGTATCGGTGTGGTTTGGCAATCGGTGTCATCGTGACAGCCTTGTGGGAGGCTGTCTCTGATCTTTTGGGGGCTGTACGTCCGTGGTTCTATAACACGTTCGTGCTCAAGAAAAATGAACAGAGAGGTGAATCGTACTTGATTTCGGTAGATGAATCAGAGTATGGGAAATCCTGTAAAGTCATGGTGAAAGGGGAGTATTTTAACCTTTTGATGCGTAATGACAGTAATCGTAATGTTCTCGAAAACAGTTTACCAGGCTCGGAGTTGTTTCCGGGTGATTTTGGAAATTTCGGAGCAATCTGTGTAGCCACAGAAACTCTAGAACTTTCCATTGTTGGTTTGTTTTTCAATGTGGACAATATTTTAATTACTGCTCAACACGTGACCGCGACAGTGTGCGCAGGTACGGCTGATGTTTATCTAGTTGGTGTGAAGAAAGGCAAGCGTAAATACGAACTTAATTCATCCAAAGTTAAACTGGTGGAGCGTGATTTCTTTGACAACGACACGAATTTACATACGGGATCTTTTGATATTTTTATGAAAAGATGTAGTAAGGATTTGTGGTCAGCCATTGAAGTTCAACAAGTCTCGATCAAAGGCCGTAGTGCATATAACTTGAATATCACCGCCGTTGGTATCGTTGACGGTATGGTGGTGGCTTCTAATGGCCAGACTAAAGCTGGTAGTGGCCCGGTCGAGTTATGGCACACCGCCACAACATTGAAAGGTTTTTCTGGTGGACCTTTATACCATGGAAAACATGTTGTAGGCATGCACATAGCAGGTCGCATGGATCATAATGCGGCTATCAGGATTGAAATTATCCTGAACAAAATGCGTAAGGAGTCAGTGACTCTTAGAACATCACAAATGCCTGACGAGGAAGTAAGAAGATGGGACCCTAAGCTGAGAGGAAGGAGCGTTAGCTTCGATCAACTCTCAGAGGATTCCTATGTATCAACTGATAGTAATGGCAGAATTGATCTCTTTGATGAGGCTGAAGGCAGACGAGATTTTCCTGATTCCCTCTTTTTCAAACAAGCTTCGAAATCGGAGCGTATGGAATATGAGGAAATTCATGGTAGACAAATGGAGGACAGAGACGAATATACTGGTAATAGATCTAGTAAGCGAGATTATAATTACAACGATGATGAGTTTGAATCATGTCCTTTGCCTACTATACAAGAGGAAAATGAACCCAAGTATTGGACCCTAGCTGATCCGGAACGCTGCATGCATAGTATTGCAAGCGCAAAAGATCAAGTGGAAGTGGTAGCTTACTTGGATGAAAAAGTGGAAGAGCTTCACAAATTGGGTTACGAGGCAGACAAATACGCGTACCCAGTTATGTCGAAACAGGAAGAGAAAAAGTCTCTTGAGAAACATTTAACGCTTTTCGGTGAAAGAATGGCTTCGATAACGGAACCAGTCACAATTAATGAAGAGAACCGTTGTGTTAATCTCTTGTTGAGTCTTTTCGCGGCGAACAAGTTTGAACCGTGTGTTGGCTATAAGACAACTGAACGTCTAATAGACATTATCGATTCCTCCACAATTAAACCCAGTAAAAATTCTGGACACCCCAATCAGGACGCCGGACTCATGACGAATGAACTAGTTCTCAACAAGTATACAAAACTTGGTGTAGCACAACAGGTCTTAGACATGTGGAATGACGAAACTGTTTTGAAGGTTTTTGAAAAATACGATCCTACCAAGATCAGCAAAATCCGAAATGGGATGCCAAGAATTATTACCGGTCACGCGTTGCAGGAAACAATCAAGTTTGTTACCATTTTTAGAGAGTTAACTGACGCGACAGTTGCCAATTGGAAGGCGAGCTGTATCAAATACCCATTCAACCCAACACAACCTGGCAACATTAAGCACCTTGAAGAATGGCTTGGTGCTGGGAAGCTTATGGCATCCGATAAACCAGCTTGGGATTATATGATGTCTCACACATTGTTTTCAATCCTCGCCCAAGTTATCGTTGGCCTAGCCCAACAACCTGTTGATATGGAAGATGTTGAATATGAAGAATGGAAGAAGGACGCTTATGAAAGCGTTATGAAAATTAGCACTAGCAAGAAATACCGCTGTACGGATGGTACGGTTTTTGTACCTAAAACCAAAGGCGCAATGAGTACTGGTTGTTATTTAACAATCTTGTTGAATTCAATGAGCCAGGCGTGTATTCATGTTTTAGTAATGATGAGGCTTGGAAACACTGATAAACAAATTCTCTGCGAAGAGAACCGAATGGTCATCGGCGGAGATGATGTTGTTCAGCGTGTTCCTGAAAACTTCGATGAGAAGAAGTACATCGAAGTGGCTGCGTCTATGGGTTTCACCTTAGAGCAGTTCGAATTTCACGATAACCTTGAGGGAGTCGAATTCTTCAGTCATACCTTCTCTAAAAGAGATGGAGTCTGGACTTTCGAACCGAGGCGTTTTTCAAAAGCTGTCATGAAATTGCGGAAAACCAAAGTAAATGAATTAGCAGGAGCTCTAGCATGCCATATGTCTAATTACTGTTGGAATACGCGTAAGTTTGACTTCTTCAAAAGAATGTTCATGAAATTCAGAAAAGATCATCCTGCTGAATTTCCCTTAATCTTCATGAAAACTATCAATGAGTGCCGTTATAAGGCGCTCGGGTACGAGTAGTGAATAGAATATACCGGTTAATCTACCGGTGACACAAAAGGATTTTTATATTGTATATTGTGTATTTTATATTGTATGGTGGAGGTTGGTGTAAATGGGCGATACTTTTGAAGGAGTACCTAATTATACAGGCCCAAACATCTCTGATGGTAAATTTCAGACGAGCGTTGAGTTCGGTTCTGCTGTACCTAAGGATGATTTGGATGTCCTTTCTCGTCTACATGACTCGGCGTACGCTAAGTGGAATGATTTCAACCACCGAACGGCAGCTGATGCTTGGTATAGTAAAGAAGCTAAGAAACTTGGTCAGACACAAGCCGATTTGGCTGCTAACGCTGTCCTTTATGGTAACTTTACTATGCGTTCTTTATCCTCCTATGGCATTGATATTACCAATTTTACTGACGCTATACCCGATCTTATCACGAGAGTAGTGGAAGGTGGGGTTTTGAGTCTAATGACTGGTTTAGTTAAGCCTGCAGTTACGAACATGTATAATCTTAATAGTTACATGGTGAATGAAGACAAGTTAAGGAAGGATCTTTTGAATTACTTCAAGACCGATCCTCACATAGAATTACAAGAAAAGAAAACAAAACAATTAATGGCGACAGCAAAAGAAAATGGATTAGGAGTTTTGAGAAGTGATGAATCAACGAACCGCACGACTATCCCGAAAAACCAAATTTATTTTCCTGATGCTTCACCTATACAATCAAATCAAAACAGTTATTTCCCTCAATTTTACAAAACTAAGAAAAAGAAAAAGAATAGAGTGTACAAATAGTTAGTTTAGTTCAGTCCCCCAGCAGTAGAGCTGGGGCAGGCCTGGGAAGCGTAAACTCACCCGGTGGTCGGTTGGCGTAAAGAGAGATAACTTTACGTCATGGTGAAACAAATGCCTAAGAACCCATATAGAAATGGTATGGGACCGCTCAACAAGCTAGAAAAGAAAGTAGCTAAAATAACATCCATGCTCGGTCGTACGAGTGTGAAGAAAACTAAGAAGAAGAAAAAGAAAAATTCTTCGAATGTCGGCTTTGGACCTGTTGCGTCCATAGCCACAGCGCCTGTTGCTATAGGCAACAGCATACAAGGTTCAAAACCGAGAGCTAAGTCATTAGGCTTAGATTCCACTAGGGTTACTGGACGCGATTTGGCTTTCACGGCCAGTGCGACTGGTACTTCCGCTAATTGGTGTCTGGTTGGAGCTGTTCCATTAACTCCGACAGCTTTTAATAACTCGATTTTGCGCGGCTACTGTCAAATATACAACAAATTTAAGATACGTAAATGGTGTGTTCATTACGTTACGTCTAGTTCGACTTCAACCAATGGTGATGTTCTCATCTACTATAACAAGGAGCGTACTTCACCTTTCCCTAATTTCGCATCCACTTCTTTCTTGAATTTTGCTTTGTCAGATCCTGGTGCCGTGCTTGGGCCTCAATGGACAAACCATTCTACTTGCGCCTATCTTCGCTCTGATTCTGTGTTCGATTTGAACACAGGAAATGGAGCTGATGCAGATCAGCAAGCAGATGGAGAAATTTGTCTTTACTCTAAAACCAGTTCAACGGAGTCACCTGGTTACTTTATAGTCGATTATGAAATTGACTTCTTTGAGACAGGTGTTAATCCTCGTTCTGGTTTACTGCCAAACCCATTGATAATGTACCAACCAATTCAATTCACATTAACATCAGCGTCGTATACGCAGAATACTACAGTGTTGGATTTTGATATAGGTACTACTTGGATTGGTGGAACTACAATTACGAAACCCAACTTATTGATTGGTGATGTTTACAAGATCGTCTTTGATGTCGGTAATAGTAATGCAGCTGCTTGGACAGTGACTTCAGGCACTGCTTATACCGCAGCAAATCTTTTGGCCTCAGCCGCTTATGGTGGAGATCAAGACTTCACCGCTACTACAGGTTTAACTCTGTACACGCGGTTAGGTAATAATAGCCATTATGTCTTGTACGACACAATCGATGATGCGGTTACTACATCAAATACCATGCAAAGTGGTTCTACCACTGCAGCAGTGGCTTATAGTGATAATTCACACAACCCAAATGCGGGTGTGTGGTTGTACGGAATGTGTAGTTATGTAATGAGTACTATGGCTCAGAACCTACAGCAACAATAACTTTAAAAGTAGTTACGCATGTCAATAGCGATTAAAATGACAATTATAGGTGCATCCCTCTCGTAAGAGATAAATGCTGTGATAAAAGCTACCTTTGGATAAAAAGAAAATAAACGCTGAAGCGTTTGTTGTCTTGCTGAAAGACGCCAATGATTGCAGGTCCC